ATTGCCATTGGAACTCAAGGTCTTGCTGACGTATTTTTCTTAATGGATTATATCTTCACATCTGAAGAGGCGAGAAAGTTAAACAAAAACATTTTTGAAACTATCTATTTTGCTGCAATCACTGAGAGTATGGAATTATGTAAATCCGGAGAGTATAAACCATATGAATTCTTCAAAGGGTCACCAATGTCAAAAGGTATATTCCAATTTGATATGTGGGGGTTAGATTACGAAGGATTAGGTAGAATGTGGGATTGGGACTCACTTAAATTAGATGTGACCAACCACGGGGTTTGTAACTCGTTATTCACAGCTCAAATGCCAGTAGCGTCTTCTGCTAAAATTACAGGTTCATTTGAAATGACTGAACCAGCTCACTCGGCATTATTTAATCGTCGTGTAGTTGGAGGAGAAATTTTAATTGTTAACAAATACTTAATTAACGATTTTGAAAAGTTAGGTGTTTGGTGTGAGGATTTAAAAAATGAGATTATTATGAATGAAGGTTCTGTTCAGAACATTAATTTTAATAATTATTTAGACACCGAAGACAAGAATTATAATAAGAAAGTTAAGAGAATTGAACATTTAATTCCAAAATATAGAACAATTTGGGAGATATCTCAAAGAGAATTAATTGATATGGCGGCAGATAGAGCACCATTTATTGACCAATCACAGTCTATGAATATCTATATGTCAAACCCAACATTGTCAAAGATTTCGTCATCACACTTCCATTCTTGGGGTAAAGGATTAAAAACTCTTTGTTATTATGTTAGAACAAAGGCGATATCAACCGGAGCTAAACACTTGGCTGTGGATATCTCAAAAGTGGGTCAATCAAAACCAATTGAAAAACCAACTGTTGATTTAACACAAAAACCAACAGACACCGAATTTGAATGTTTCGGATGTGGTTCTTAATAAGAATATAAATCACGGCTTAGGTCGTGATTTTTTATTTTGGGGGTATTTATAAAAAATAATCACGACACTATATTTATAGTTATGGCAGATGGTAAAACATATGGAATAAATTTTCCCTTTAACGATTCTCGTAATGGGAGATATTTAAGTCTTTCAGATAACGCGGCTCAGGAGATAAGAACCGATTTAATACATCTTTTATTAACAAGAAAGGGTACGAGATATTATTTACCTGATTTTGGTACAAGATTGTACGAATTTATATTTGAACCAATGGATGGACCGACGTTTTCTGAGATTGAGGCGGAAATTAGGGATTCTGTTGAAGAATATATCCCAAACATTACCATAACTAATATAAGTGTGACTTCCGCTGATATGGGGGAAGAAGATAAAGGTACTTATGTTGAGGGTGATGAAAGAATTTATAGAGTACCCGGAATCGGGCTTAAAGAACATACCGCAAAGGTTAAAATTGACTACACTATTAGTGATGACGTTTTTAATTCTAGCGATTTTGTAATAATTAACATTTAATATTATGGCTAATAAGAAAATATCGTATACTACGAGAGACTTTCAATCAATAAGAACTGAGTTAATAAATTTCACAAGAACTTATTATCCTGAGTTAATAGATAACTTCAATGATGCGGGGGTATTCTCGGTGTTATTGGACTTAAATGCTGCGGTTACAGATAACTTACAGTTTAATATTGATAGAAGTATTCAAGAAACTGTATTACAATACGCTCAACAAAGGTCTTCAATCTTCAATATTGCAAGAACATACGGATTAAAAGTTCCGGGACAAAGACCATCCGTTGCTTTAGTTGATTTTTCAATTACCGTACCGGCTTATGGTGATAAGGAAGATTTAAGATATTGTGGTATATTACGTAGAGGGTCTCAAGTTAATGGTGCCGGTCAGGTATTTGAAACAGTATATGATATTGACTTTTCTTCACCAATTGGTGCTGAGGGATTCCCTAATAGGTTAAAAATACCTAATTTTGATAGTAACAACAAATTAATCAATTACACTATTGTTAAAAGAGAAACCGTTGTTAATGGTGTTACAAAAGTATTCAAAAAAGTGATAACCGCAAATGATATTAGACCGTTTTTAGAAGTTTTCTTACCTGAAAAAAATGTTTTAGGAGTAACTAGTGTGTTATTAAAAGATAGTACTCAATATTCTAACGTTCCTTCAGTACAAGAGTTCTTAGGGTTAGATAATAGATGGTATGAAGTTAATGCTTTAGCGGATAGTCGAGTGTTTATTGAAGACCCAACTAAAGTATCTGACCAACCTGGTATTAAGGTAGGAAAATATATTGAAACAAGTACTAAATTTATTACAGAATTTACTCCGGAAGGGTTTATGAAAATGACCTTTGGTGGTGGTAATCAATCTGCTGACGAACAATTAAGAGAATTTGCAAGAGATGGTTATAATTTGAATTTATATAAATACTCAAATAATTTAGCATTGGGTAGTGCGTTGAAGGCTAACTCAACTTTATTTGTTCAATATAGAATTGGGGGAGGTACCGGAAGTAATTTAGGTGTTAATGCGATTACTCAAATTGGGACAGTTTCGTTCTTTGTTAACGGACCAAGTCAAAGTCAAAATACAAGTGTAATTAACTCATTATCTTGTACTAACGTAACTGCGGCTATCGGTGGAGCTAATTACCCAACTACTGAAGAAGTTAGAAACTTAGTGGCGTTTAACTTCTCAGCACAACAAAGAGCGGTGACAGTTAATGACTATGATTCTATTATTAGAACAATGCCATCACAATTTGGTGCACCTGCTAAAGTTGCTATCACTGAAGAAAACAATAAGATTAAAGTACAAATGTTATCATATGATGAAAATGGTAATTTAACAAATATTGTTTCAAATACCTTAAAAAATAACGTCGCAAACTACCTTTCAAATTATAGAATGATAAATGATTATGTTTCTATTGAAACTGCAAATGTTATTGATTTAGGTATTAATGTTGATATAGTCTTAGATAACAGTCAAAATCAAGGTACTGTAATTTCACAAGTTATTAATCTTATTACAACATTCTTTGAACCAACAAATAGACAAATGGGGGAGAATGTTAATATATCTGAATTAAGACGTTTAATTCAAAGTGAAAACGGGGTTATTTCATTATCGGACATTATATTTTATAACAGAGTTGGTGGTGAATATTCGTCATCTCAAACTTCACAAAGATACTCTGATTCAGATACGAGACAGATACAATTGGTTGACGACACTATCTTTGCTGAACCAAGTCAGATTTATCAAATTAGGTATCCGGGTAAGGATATTAACATTAGAGTTAAAAATCTTAAAACAGTTAACTTCACATAATAATTTATTTTATAAATTAATGAATTATCTTTTGAAAATAGTAAATAAACTATTTATCAAAAAAGAATGTTATGCCAAAATCATATAGAATACGAACTGACGTAGGGGTTGACAAATCCGTTAGTATATCAATTGACCAAGAATTTGAATATTTGGAGATTTTATCTCTTAAAGTTTTACAGAGTGATATCTATACTCGTGTATGTTCAGACTATGGTGTTGTTATTGGACGTGTTAGTGTAAATGATGGATTTGGTATTCCAAATGCAAAAGTTTCTATCTTTATTCCATTAAGTAATGAAGATGCTGAAGACCCAATAATTTCGCAAATTTATCCATATAGAACAATTTTAGATGTTAATGATGATGGTTATAGATATAATTTATTACCTTACGAGCCGTCATATAGTGCTCATAAACCAACAGGGACATTTCCATCAAGAAGGGACGTTTTAACAAATCCAACACTTATTGAAGTTTATGATAAATATTATAAATTAAATGCTGTAACAAATCAGAGTGGGGATTTTATGATATTTGGGGTTCCGGTGGGAGCTCAAACACTTGTTGTTGATATTGATTTATCAGATATTGGTGAATTTTCTTTATCACCTCAGGATTTAATCAGAATGGGTATCGCGAGTGATTCACAAGTTAGTGGTACAAATTTTAAAACATCTTCAAATCTAAGAGAATTACCTCAGATAATTAATTTTACAAGAACTGTAGTTGTTGAACCATTATGGGGACAATCTGAAATTTGTAATTTAGGTATTACAAGAACTGATTTTGACTTAAGTAGTGAGTCAAATATTAATATTGAACCAACGGCAATATTTATGGGGTCTTTAATATCCACTAATGATAATCAATATCAAAAGAAAAATTGTAAACCAAAGCCTAAGTCAGGAGAGTTATGTTCATTAACTACAGGACCGGGGGAAATATTGGCGATTAGACAAACAATATTTTTAGATGTAAATGGTCGTCCTGGGCTTGAAACTTTTGATTTAGAACAAGGGGGTCAAGTTATAGATGAAAACGGAACTTGGTTATTAGATGTACCAATGAATTTAGATTATTTAATAACTAATGAATTTGGTGACCAAGTTATATCTGATGACCCAAAAAAAGGTATACCAACAAGAGCTAAATATAGATTCAAAGTTAAATGGAATCAATCACCGACATTAAATGAACCGATTAGAAGAGGTTATTATTTAGTTCCTAACATTAAAGAATACGGATGGAATAGTTCTGACAGAAGTGATAACCCATTAATACAGAATTCTACTGACCCAAACTATATTAAAGCAATACAATCATATTCATTTAGTTTAGATTGGAATGATTATGGTACTCAACAAATGATACAAGAGGCTATTGATTGTGAAGACAGATTTTATATGATGTCATATAATAAAGTTTATACAGTATCACAATTAATAACTCAATACAGAAAAGGATATTTTGCAAATAGAATTGTTTCTATTAAAAATATTATTGAGGATGCTTGTACTAGTGACACTAATAAATTTCCAACAAATGATGCTGTATATAGGTTTGATTTGATTTTTTTCTTACTTAAAATATTATCATATGTATTTAAACCTACTTTAATTGGTCTTGTTATAGTTTCTCATATACTTTTTATGTTAACTTGGGCGGTGTCAATTGTTATTGGTTTAATAATAACACTTATTGGGTATATTGTAGCAGCAATTTGTAAAGTTGTTAAAGCAATTATTAAAGTAGTTAATGGTTTATCAGGTGGGTCCATACGATTAAGTATTAAATGTCCTAGATTTAGGGATATTGACCAAATGAGAAAAGATATTTGGAATTTTTCTGATAATTTTAAAAATATTAATATTCCTAACTTATCTTACGAAGATTGTGATGTTTGTAGTTGTAGTGAACCAGATAAAGTTGACCCTACTTACACCGATGCTATGGCACAAGGGGCTGCCACAGTCCAAAATAGTGGTGGTGACGGTGTTATTACTAATTTTTATGATGAAGAATCATATCTTATAACAGGTACTACTTTTATAAATACTCGTGATAATTATACTTATCAACAATTATTTACAGGAAAACCTTGGGCTCAAGGAGATACATATACAGCTCAAGATGTTCAGGCAAGAGCCCCTCAATTAGTGAATGTAACCGACAATAATTCCATCTTGCAAACAGATGCTTTTACTTCAAGTATCCCAATTGGAGAAAGGTTAAATTTATTTAACACTAAAGCAAAATATTTTAATGGTCCTCAGGATATGCCGAGTGTTGCTTTAACAGGTAGTGGTAGAATATCAGATTTAGCAACTCCAACACCTGGTGTGGGTAATATTTTAACTGTTACATCAATAAGTAATCCATATTTATTTGTTGGTGCCGTATTAAGTGGTTCCGGAATTCAGCCGGGAACAAGAGTTTTATCTCAATTAAGTGGTGCTAATGGGGGTACTGGTACCTATATTGTTTCAATATCTCAATTAACGTCTCCAGGGTCTTTTACAATTTTAAATTTTGCAACAGATTCACCAAATTCATCACCATTATATGATAATCCGGGAGGTGGTGTTAATAGAATTAAAGTCAAAGTTGAACCGTCTATAACGGCAAATGCGGGTAAATATCATTTAGATAATGTGGTGGCTATGGTTATTAATGATGGTCTATTAACACGATTTCCTTCAGGTAAAATAATTACATTTCAAGACCCTGAAATGAGTTTAGATTCTAATATAACAGGGGCAACGGTTAATTATAAATCTGTATCATCAATTGTGGGTAATACCATTACACCATTAATTTCCGGTACGGCAAAAATAGATAATTTCCCAACTACTCCCGTTACTTCTGGAAACACATTGACTGTTAATTCAATAACTTTAAATGGGTTAATTCCGGGTACTATAATTAATATTGATGGTTATGATTGTACTATTGTTTCTCAATATCCACCGACACCAAATACACTTGAATCAATTGGTGGAATAGGTAAATATACTATAACTATAAATGGACCTCTTCTATTATTAAATAATTCTACAAAATTTGTTGTTTTAACAACAACAACAAGAACATTAACATATGCTAATCCAGATGGTAGTGGAGCTAATATTCCGGTTACATACGAATTAAAACTCACAGGAGACTCAGTTTATCCTCAATATAGTATACAAAAATTCCCAATGGATTTAGAATATTATCAAGTTATAACGGGTATGACTTATTCGGATTATCTTTCATTAACCAATCCATCACCAAATACGTCATCAATAACAAGTTGGGATAATTTAACATTTAATAGAAGATTTTTAGATAACGATACTAAAATTTATAATGTTCACGGATTACCAGCTCCTATAGCTACCAGCCCCAGTTGGGTGGCATATAACCAATTTGGTGGTTCTGCATCTTCAACACCAATTATTTTTCCACCTTCTGCTCAGTACAATTTTGCTAAAAAATTTGAAAATATTGACAATCAAGGTGTAATTTTTTTAGTTAGAGGTGTTGACCCTCATTCTAACAGGGTAAATATTGAATATGATTTAAGTAAATTGTTTGGTTATTATAATTTTGGGTCGGGTCCTATCATTAATGGTAAATTTAAGTTAAACCATCCAATAAAAGGGGGTTTTAAGACAGTAAACCACGATAATGTTAATCTTAATAATATAACGGATACTTATTCTAACTTACCATTATATTATAGTTCTTTTGATGTAAATTTTAATATTATACCGTCATCCGCACCAACTTGGCCAAATATTTTGGTACCAAATCAATTAAGTTCGCCGTCTAACCCCTTACCTGATATTATAATTGGAAGTGGATTTAGTTCATTTACAAGTAATATGATATCATATTATTCGTCATTTGATAATTCAACGATAACTAACAATTTTAATCCGGGAAATAATTGTCCTCCTTATACAAATCCTGAAAGTCTAGGTGGGTATGGACCATCATCACCTGCGGTTCCACAGATAACTAATGGTGCTCAAGTAAATGCAAAAGGTGTTAGATTAAAAGTATCTACTTGGGGACCAATACCAATACCTTTATTAGAATCTGTTTCGAATAATAGAACTATAGGTAATAATGGATTCGTTGTTGAATGGAAACAATATGCAACAGTTAATGTTGGTGATTGTGCTATTTGTGGTTCACTTTATGCACGTGGTGATAGATACAATACTGAATCAAATACTTTTGGTACTAATACCACAAAAAATAGAGGTTATTTTGAAACCGAAATTGTTGAAGGGTCAGGTTTTATGTATCAAGATATTGATATGGGGCAATCATTTTATAATTTTGTTACTATTGGTGGTGTTCCAACCCTTTGTTGTATAAATAATAGTGGTAGATATGCAAAAGGATTCTATTATGCACCAGGATATTCGCAAGCAAATACGACTATTCAATATATTGACCCATTAACTCCGGTAATGAGGTCGGATAAATTACCAACATCAACAGCATTACAACCAAGTTATTGTAATAGTTTTCCATTACACAATAATAATAATTTTTCAATGTTTGTTCTGACCGATAATGGTAGTGTTAGTCCTGTTGGGGGTAACGCAGGTGGGACCTCAAACACTAATTCAGCGGACCTTGATGAAGGAACCAAAGAAATTAATAATGTTTTACAATCTTTTGAGTGTGGTAATATGGCACCATTAAGGTGTTATTACACCCAATATTTTTCTGCGGTAACAGGTTTAGAATCATCAGAATTTAAAATTAAAGATAGACGTGATAATTGTTGGAAAAATGGTTTTCCACATAATAACTACGGTATGGAAAATGGTTGTTACGTATTGGTTTCAACACCATTAATAACATTACTTAATGGTCACGATTTCTATGCGATTGCTGAATGGTCGGAAAGATTATTAATTACTTTTGGTGCATGTAGAGATGTTTTTTCACATCTTTTTACAAATAATTGGATAAATGGAACCTTATACGCTTGGTCATTTAACAATAATGTTGTTTATTCTTCACCATTGTTAACTAATGGAAATCAACCTAGAAGTGAGTTTTGTGGTGACACTTTAATGTTACATCCGACTAATAATAATTTTTATTATAGAAGTTCACCTTATAAAGATTCTACGGGGGATTTTGTCGGTGTTAACAGACCTGAAGGCTCAGGTGTATTTAATATTAAATTTGGTGAGTATAATGGTAATTTTAAAAATTTATTATATCCTACAACTATAATGGATTTAGGACCTAGAAATAATTATATGCAAGAAATTGTAATGTCAGATGAATTTGATGGGTACGTTGCAAGTAAATTGGGACCAACATCATTTCAAGATGTTACAGATTTATTACAATTTTTCATTATAACTAGATTAGGGAGTTTAAGTACAATTGAGACAATTTTAGCTGGATTATTTGGGTTTGGAGCTCAGATAGAAAGTTTTTTTAATCGAAATCCTGAAAGTGGTGTTTTAGGTGTCGGAGGTGTAAGTATGGTTGATGGTGATTACGCTCAGATGATTGCGATTAATTCTGAATTAGGTGTTATACCTTTTGATAAAATAAATTATTTGGATTATGCTAGTCCACCTAATTTAATTGGTATCCAAGACCCAATATTTATTGCTGGTGATAGTTATAAAAATATTGTCTTTGGTGTGTTTTATAGAGCTGATTTACAATTAAGAGATTATATTTCACCTAAAAGAACTATTTTAGATGGATTAGCACCAATAAGTTTTGGGTGTAATGTTAATAATTTTCCGGTTAAATCTCAAAGAGTTCCTTTTTATAATTGGTACATTAAAGATAATGGTCCTCGTAATACTATATTTGGTAGTCAAAATAATGATTGGTATTCTAACCCAATTAGTGGGAATACTTTTTTTAATTATAGGTATCAAGATTTAGCTAGAGAACAACAATCATCAAGATATTTTAGAACGAGAAATAACTCAACACTTGGATTAAATTATTCGCCAGGATTTATTATGGCTGTTGATACTAGACATACTGATTCCTCTGGTAATTATTATACAAATAGTGATGGATATTATAACTATTCTGCAAACATAAATGATTGGGGTAATGGACAAAATGTCCAAACACCTCGAGCTATTAATACCGGGGCACCATTTTATTTTTATTTTGGATTAAAAAAAGGTCAAACCGCTTATGATAGATTTTCTAGAAAATGGATACCAACACAAACAATTTTGACATATGAGTAATAGAAAAGACACAAGAATAGTTTTAGGTTCTTTAAGATATAAATCCGCGTCAAATACTGATTTGGGGTTAAAAATTCCATTTATACAAACAACTAAAGAAAATGTTGAATTTGATAGGTCATTAAATATTAACTTAGGTCAGTTATATAATGATGAAAGACAAACCTCAACAAATTTTAGACCTTCGTGTAAATTTTCAATTTTATTTAAGAACTCTTATACCGGTTTCAGTTATTATGATTTATTAGAAAATCAATTATATTATACTGATGAGTATGCAAATGCTGACGCTAGTTGTCCACCATCCTCACAAGATGTTCTTTGGGGTGGTTTTCCCCAATATAATGAATTTGATTTTATTAGAACCGACTATAATGTTTCGGGATATACAGTGCCAAATAGTACTGGTCGAGTTCACGTTAATTTTGTTGCTAAAAGTGCTTCAACATATAATTGGAATTATTTTATGAGTTACGCATTTGAGAATGATTATAATAAACCAATGTCGGCAATTGATTCAATTAGTCAACAAACTCTTAATTGGGTTGCATCTGATGGTATACCATTTGTTGTTGTCCCAACTAGCGCGGGTGGGGTTAATTTAATTTCATTTAGATGTCCTGTTAAACATAATTTAAAAGTAGGTGAATCGGTTAAATTAAGTTTATCGTATAATAGTTTTGATACATTTCAAGTAACTTCATTAGGTACCGGTATTCCGGGTACTGAATTCTATACGTTTAATATTGATGATATTGGTTTTACAGGTGTAACATTTAATAATAATAAAAAGGGTACCTTTAAGAGGGTGATTAACCCTGAGATACCAAATGAAACAACATCAAAATATTATGTTAGAAGACATAAAATATTAACAGATATCAATGATGCGGTATTAGTAAATGCGGGATTTGAACAAAATATATATGGACAAAAAAGAAAATATGAAAGTAGTGGGTTAACACCTAATCGTATTGCGAGAGTTTCAGTTAAAGAAGGTGCTCAATCCTATACGTTATCATTTAATACTGATTTAAATATCAATGAAATGATTGATAACCAAAAAAGACCTGTTAGTGAACTATTTTTTACGGTAATTTATAAAGGTTATTTTGGATTAATGTTTGGTCAATTAACTAATAACGGTACTAATGTTGGTCTTAAACAGGGTTATGATTTTAATTTACCTTTAGATGAGAGTGTAACACCTAGTAGACCATCTCCTTGGTGGAATATTAATAATACCGATTCAGATACTAATTTTCCATTAGGGGTTTATTTTCGATTAGTAGGTCCAAACCAAAGACCATTTTATTATGTTAAGACACTTAACAAAGGTGATATTATTGATGGTGATTATTGTGAGTGGAATGATTCGGAACAAAAAGAAAGGGTTATTTCTGAAATTAATCACAAATTAATTTATAACCCAAATATATTTAGTGTTGTGAGTTTAAGTAATGGTACAACCAATTTAGATTTAATAGAGAACCCTTTTGGATATTATTATAAACCACATAATAAATTAACAATTAGAGGTTTTTCAGATTATATTGAAACAGGTTCCGCAAAAAATGTTGTAGGAATACCTGACTATTCTTATTTTTCAGAATCTCAAAATCTTTTTACGTGGAGAGATTTATACACCTATGGATTTATAGATAATAACGGGAATGGTGTTGATTATCCATTTTTTAATTACACACATTATCCTTATGATAATTATGAATTTAGAATTATACCGGAAGGTACTAATTATATAGAAAGCGACTTGAGTCATAATGCTAGTATCTACGGTACTGGACAACCTAAAGTGGATAAATGTGAATAACAAATTTAAGTTTATATTACCTAATACTGACCAATATATTGATTTACCAATAGAATTAAAATGGGATTTTTATGGTAGAGATGATAGTATTGATGTTTATGAGGCGGATGTTATAAAAGAATTGGTTGGCAGTGCTGAGGATTTTGAAATATTAAGATTTGCTCACGCACCATATAGTAGTGATACTAAAACGGATATTAAATACAATTTTTATTTTTTTAGTGTTAATGGTGCGGTTCCCCCAAATCCTACCGTAAATGTAACAGCTTCAACAGCATCTGATTGGGTAACTAGTTATATCCCTGAAGGATTTACAAAAACTGAAATTTATTACTATAATAGACCTTTTACTCAGTCATTTTTTAAGTTAGACTTTTATGATAGTAGTGATTCGATTGCCCAAACTAATTATTTTACGGTAATTATTCCTGTTCAACAAGGTGCGACAGAAACAGCTATGATATCACCATTTGTGCCATTGGTTCAGATAAAAAAACCTGAATTTACTTTGGATTATGTTGGTGATAAAGAAGGGTTCTTTTTATATTGGTTAAGAAAAAAAGACTTTTTGAATATAAATCCAAATCTAAGTAATACAACAGAAACATTTTATATGAGTGCAAAGTTTTTTGATGCGAGATTAGGTATTTTTGTTAAAATGAGTACTGACCCTCAAATTGTAATAAATTCTACAAATCCTTTTCAATTTAATCCTGATAGATATTTCTATTATAAAGTTGTTTTAGATTATCCTACGTACACTTATAAAATATTTGATTGGCAAGATGTTAGAGTAGGGGATGGTAGTCCCATAAAATGGTATGAATATGTAAACCCGTAATATGGAAGATAGAAATTATCACATTAAAATTTCACCTGAGGTAATTCTTGGGGATGTGTTTAAGGTTCCATATTTTGCGGGACAATTAACCACATATAATGATTATAAAGTTTGTTGTAAGGCATATAAGGCACCGGTAGTAACAAATATTACGGATGTGGCATATGTTTATTCATCAATGACTCAAATATTAACAGGTGCAACGGGAACAACGGCGACTTCTAATATTTCAAAGGCGACACTTAGTCCGGGAACATCATTGTTAACTGGATTAACTATACCTATTTTATTTACAGAAAATACTGTGGATATTGGGTATTATTCGGTGTTTGATGGTATGGCGATTCAAAAAGATGTTATGACTAATTTCATTTTTTCTGCTTCACCATTAAGTGCTATGACGGTCTTCTTTTATAATACGTCAGATATTGAATTTAAGAAATATTTGGAATTTTCAACATATACGTTAGATTGGGGTGATGGAACAGCAAAACAAACCGTAACAAGTTTTACCCCTAATTTTTATTACCACACATATTCTCAACCAAGTCCTCTTAGTGGATATACAATAAGTTTGTCGGGTATGAGTCCTTGGGGTTCAAATGTTGTTAAAAAGTCTGTTCACGTACCTTTTAATAATGTTACAATACTCAATCCAAAAGGTACTGCAACATTTACACCTGCAGGTGGTAGTTGGTCAGCAACTTCATTAATGTATGATTTTATATACAGTGGTGATAGTACTTGTGATACAACACTTACTAGTATTACTAATTTTACAACAGTTCCTATAACAGTAACAGGTTATACTCAATCAAGTTTGAATGATTTGAAACAATATGGTCAAACACCATTTAAGTTGAACACTACTGTCACAGGAACATCCGGTAATGTTGGTATTTATAAAGGACCAACAGCTGATGGTTTAGGTGTTAAATATGAAGTGAATGGTATTGATTATGTTGATTACCAAGATGGTACTACTATTTTTATGGTAAAATCATCAGGATTAACTTCTGATATGTTAATATGTTCTGCAATAACTAAAAATGAGGTTTTATTAAATGTTATTGATGAAGCTGAGGTTCAATCTGAAATATTTATTGAACGAGGAAAACAATCTAGTTTAGAAAGAGTGGAAAGATTAGGTGAGGTAGATAACATTGGGGACTTAGTCAAATACGGATATAAATTTTTTAATATAATAAAAACATAAATTTGATATTTATCAATATAACAACAAAATAATATGGCAACCGGAACCTATGGTACTATAAGACCCGCAGATGTATCTCCTCAAGATGTGGAGATTATTTTAAATTACACACCAAGTCGTGATGAAACTGATAACTTTGTTTTAACAACATTAGACGCTTTATCGGTGTTAAGACCTTATTACAATAATGATAATACAGGTGGGAATCCTAATGTTGAAATTTTAGGTGGTTTATATAATTTAAGACTACCTGCGGAGACATTTAATAGATTAGGTATATACACACTATTCATTAGACCTGCTCAAATTAGAACAAGGATATTGGATTGTGGTGTGTTATCTTCATTACCTAACGTAAAAGGGATTGTTATTGATTTAAATGATGTTCCTTCAAATTTTAGAAATAAGTTTGTTAATCAAGGATTGGTTGGTTTCAGAGTTGAATACTTAAATTCAGATGGAACTAAAATACCTAATTTCTTTAGGTTAATAACATCTTCGTTTTTTTGTGAACCTGTTGTGCAAAATTTAACAAATACTGCTGCAAAGGGAATTAGATATAGATATACTGATAATAACACTAATTTAATTTTTTGTACATTATCACCATCTTCCGCACCAACAAACAAACCAAACGCTACACCATTTATAGGTCAGCCAAACCAAGACATTATTATAACTAATACATTTTTTAATCCAATTACTATGGATATTGAAATTGTTGAACACGATTTCTCTACGTTGGCAATTGCGTTATTTGGTAATCAAACTAAATCTATGGATGACGGAATTTACACGTTATATGATAGTCAAAACAATATTTATAAACAATATAACTTATACGAAATTAGAGACCAATTTAATACCTTACTTTATGAAGTTAGAAGAGATAGGGGTGATAATATTGATTTTAGTAAAAACTTTACAAATATAACAGAATAATGGCAATAACAAAATATACTTGTCCTCCACAATCAGCAAGCGGTGCCGGTACATTTTCTGATGATTTAGTTGGGTTCCAATTGGTCACTGGAGGTGGTTTAACGCAAGGTAATTTTGAATTTGTTACATCGTTTAATGAAAAGAGTGATAGAACATTTACAACGGGTAATTTTTCAGAACCAATAACTTTAGATTCTTTAGGTATTGAAAGTTCAATACAATCAAAACGAATTGTTGAAAATAATTTTAAGGTTTATCCTAATTTTGATTTAAGTCAAATAACTAATTTTAGTTTATATGGGTCAATGGTTAAAAGAATTTCAACTTCAGTTGAAACTATTATTAGTTTTTTTCCCGCGGGTCTTGAATCAACATTTTTAGGGATTAATTATGTTACCGGTGCAACTGCGACAAATATTAGTTTTGATTCACAACAAAATATCACTACGTTTGATTTAGATATTGCAAGAATTAGAAATCCGTTTAATATTGATTTTACGGTGAGCTCAACTAGAAATTTATCATTATTAGAGATACCGGTTTCACCGTTAAGAGACTTAACTAAACAATATGCAAAATATTCGTTGTATTATAATAATACAGGTTATACTGTGACATCTATAGTTCCTACAACATCATTAACAAGTGGGAACCTAACTATTACAGTTGATGGTAATCCTTTTTTATATCAAACAGTTGTATACGATGATTTAGTTATTAGACCGAATGATTATGAGGTTGCAAGAGTTTTTAATGAAAACTTAGATGAAGTTGAAAACTTTTTATTAAATAGAACTGTTACTCCAATATATACATCAACTTTTAAGGTTCCTAAAGAGAGTGATGACGGTAGTTATTACACTTTCAATCAAACGGTGACTTGGCCTTTGTATGGTAATTGGAATTTAGATATATTAACACCATCATTCACTAATTATCTTATTAAATTAAATGAGATTTCTGAATCGTTAGATTCTTATAAAACAAATTTGGTTTCAAGGTTTTTAACAACCGGGGCGTTTAAGGATTTTGACACTGTTGACCAAAAAATGGAAAAAGTGTTACAAGTTTATGGTAGAAGTTTTGATGAAACTAATAAATTTGTGAGTGCTTTAGCGTATATGAATTCTGTTAATTATAATGTGGGTAATGATATTCCTTCACAATTATTAAAGAATTTATCGCAAACATTAGGTTGGTCTATTAATATTTCACCAATAACTAATGACGATTTTTTAAGTTCTGTTTTTGGTCAAACAAATGAGGATAAATCTAGTTTTACGGGTGTTGGTATTGCGTCAACTCCTGATGAATTAAATTATCAATTTTATAGAAATTTAGTTCTGAACTCGGCTTATTTATTCAAATCAAAAGGTACTAGAAAATCTATAGAGACCTTAATGAGAATGATAGGTGCTCCGGACGCGTTAGTTGAATTTAATGAATATATTTATTTGGCGGATGGTAGAATAAATATGACGGATTTTGATACTCAATTTGCTCAAATATCCACAGGTACTTATTTAAGAGAATTACCTGTCTTAGACCCCAATGATATATACACTATTCTAGGACCTCAAAATGTGTATACAGGTTTTACCACAACATCAATAATTAAAGATGTTAATATTACTCTAAATGAATATCCTATAGATGAATATGGTTATCCGTCAATGATGGAAAATAGTGATGTATACTTCTTCCAAATGGGTAGTGGGTGGTTTGAATCAACACCACAACATAGGGCACCACAACAAGTGGATTTAACTAATAGTGTGTTTACAGGTAGTAATCCTAATTATCAAACAAGTTTAAAACCGTATACCTATGGTCAAGAATATTTGAATAATTATAGACAATTACCATTTACTGATTTAGGATTTAATTTAACGGCTCAAGTAGATAATAATAAATCTTGGGTTGATAATGAAGTTGGGTTAAGAAGTAATCTTGACGGTAGTTACAATGCAAGATATTTTACAGAAAGTGATAATTTAGTAATCAATGTCAAGAATGTTGATTTATTTATGAATCCGGGTCAAGGTTTATCCTATGATGTTTGGCACTTATCAAGAACAACTGATTTCCCAATATCGGACAATGGGTTGGGTTGGGTTGAACCAACAATATGTGACCCTTTTCCTATTGTCAACTATCCAACAAGAAAAAGTGTTGATTGGACTGTAATTGACCCCCAACCAAAAAGAAAAACATTCTTTGAGTTTGCTCAAACATTTTGGTTAAATACAATTAACGTTAGAAATAGACAATTTAATACTGATGGTAAAACAAGTGGATATCCAACATTATCATCAATTTATTGGAAATATTTGGAATCTGAAAAAATAGCAGGTGTTAGAAACGATAACTTCACATATAAGACAATGATTGAGTATGTGGATGGTATGGGTGATTATTGGATTAGACTGGTTGAACAATTAATACCAGCAACAACAATATGGAACACAGGGGTTAAATATGAGAATTCAATCTTCCATAGACAAAAATTTGTGTGGAGAAGACAAATGGGTTGTGAGTTAATACCAATCTATTGTACTCCTTGTTCATTAACAACAGGGTTATTTACAAATGATTGTCCGACTCAAATTGTTGAATGTCCAATATACCCAACCGAAACAACATTTAACGGTGTGTTAGGTGATGTATTAAATAATTATTTGGATAATAATGGATATGACTTAAATAACTGTAAAGTTAATAAGTTAAATTCACAATGGTTTGTTGAAATATATATAGATAACTCACTTAAAATTAGTTATCCATTTTTCAATGGTGTTGGTTATACTAATCCGTCACCTTGTGTTGAAACACCAACATTCTCAGGTCTTAGTTCACCTTGTGATTCTGTTTGGTATAGTGCACTTTTAATTGCTTTAGATGGTTTAGAAACTTTTGGATATGATTATTATATAACAGAGGAAGGTAATGTTGCAATTTATAATATAATATGTGACGTATCAAGAATTGGTGTTAACTTTGAAATAAAGGTGGGAATAAATTTTAATATTTTGTGTAGTAAATGAGTTGTTTATTAAGTGTTGTAAGAAGTTTTACAGGTGATTGTACAAATAGTAGCATTGGGGCAATTAACGTTGAGATTACGGGTAGTGCTCCTGATTATACAATACAGTGGGTACAACCATCATCTTATGGTGTTATTTCTTTAGGTGCTGGTGTTACAGGGTATACGCAAACCGGATTATCAGGGGGTACTTTTATTTTTAATGTTATTGATACTTGTTCACCGGATAATACTGTATTACCGGTTAGTTTTTATATTTCAACAGGAACTTGTGTGAGTATTACATCAACTCAAGACACTACCTGTAATTTCAATAATGGGATATTAACAGCGAGTACGGCTAATTTATATAATGAAACGGCGAGTTTTTATCTATATGATAACAGTCTTGGATATGTAACAAGTGGTTTCAGTTATACTAATGAATATGTTTTTACAAATTTATCTCCGGGAACTTATTATGTGATTGGTGATGATGGGGGTGGATGTACAGGTAAATCTGAAACGTGTATCGTTAAACCATCAACAGAATTAGATTTTGGGTTTTTTGTTGTGAATAACTCGGGATGTGGTAATGGTAATACTGGTAAAGTATATGTTACCGGATTAACTGGCAATGCTCCATATTATTATTTATGGTCAAATGGTACATTTGATGACTACATAACTAATTTATCTTCGGGAAATTATTCTGTAACTATTACAGATGGTAATGGATGTATTGTTAATAAAAGTGTGAATGTTAATGATGTGCCTTTAATTGGGTTA